CTATCGGAAGGGCTATGACGGGAAGCCCATCCCTGTCTCGGGCCATACCCGCATCCTCGCCGCCGCCCGGATTACCGAACGATGCATGACCGGCCCGACGGGAGTCACCTACTCCCCGGAATCTCCCTTCATCATTTTCGGCACATACCGGCAGATGAACGAGGTCGAAGCAGTCATCCATACCTTCGTGGAGAACGACGACCCCACGCGCACACCTCTGAACAGTGTTGATCACGCATTGCTGATTCGGGTTCTGTCGGAATCGCATGGGTTGAAGGATTCTGAGATCGCGGCTCGGCTCGGCAAAGATCCTTCCTGGGTCGCCAAACATAAAAAGGTATTGGAGTTGGATGCCGGGACACAGGCCATGGTAGCCAGTGACACCCTCTCCCTGGATGCGGCGGTTACTGTGGTGGCGGCGATTGAGCCTTCGCAGCGTGCGGAAGTGATCGAGCGGGCGAAAGAGCAGAACAACGGGCGTGCGACATCACCGGCCATCACCAGGGCGGCTACCGAGATGGGAGCAACGACGGCAGGGTCATTGAAGAGGACGGACGCTCAGTTCAAGGAATGGCTTAAGGAAAAGGCCGATCAGTATTCGGCGGGGCCGGCGCAGAAGTTTTTCTTTGGTGTGCTGGATTGGCGGCTGGGGAAGATTTCCGACGCCGATCTCGACCAACTTCTGAAAGATGCCGTGAAACGTTAGGAGCCGAAATAGCATGGACCAGGATATCGTCGATGTTCTCAATGCACGCTGGCTCGAAATGCGGGATGACGCAGGAACTGGGGGAGTGCGCTTTAGCACCGGGCTCCTGACCGGCTTGCTTGCCGCTGGCGCAATCACGGAAATCGAGCGTGACGGATGGGCAGCGCGATTTAGTAGTTGCCCTGGGCATCAAGGCGGCAGCCGCGTTTGGTGTGGTTTCTGCGGCGATCTGTGCTCAGTCTGTGATTGCCTGAAGCATGAATGCAGATGCCCTAAGGATATTGATGAGTGTACCGCTGGGGAAGGCCCGCAGTCGCAGGGTGCCCCACCGATTTACGAAACGCCGCCGTATTCTGACGACGGCGGCGAATGCCCGAAATGCGGATTCTCCACCTGCTGCTGTGAACGCCTGCAAGTAGAGCAACAGTTAAGCTGCCTGGAAGAGACGGGCCGCGAATATTTCGACGGCAATGATCCGATGCCCTATAATCGCCAAACCTGCATTGTAAAGGGGAATGGCATTCGTGTTTTCAACGGCAATCGTCCAGGCGGTCCAAAGAAGCCGTATTGGATCACGCCAGGCGTTGAAGTGGATGATTTGCTGTTCGAGGGAACGGAATGGCGACCGGCGTGAGGATGTCCAATAGGCTTCTTGGCGACTTTGAGACATCTCTCCTGTTGGCGGTAATCAGCCTCCGGGATGAAGCCTACGGCCCGAAAATCGCGGCCGCCATCGAACAGCGCACGGGACGCAAACCGGCTCCAGGCGCGATATACACGGCACTGGCGCGTATCGAGCAGAAGGGCTATGTGACGTCCCGGGAGAGCCAGCCTGCGGCCATGCGGGGCGGCAGGCGTCGCCGGTACTACAAAGTTGAAGAGACTGGAATAGAGGCGGTACGGGCAAAGGCCGCGATGCTTTCCGATTTGAACGAAACGTTGAAAAGATGTCACTGAATCCATCTACAGCAACCCAACTGAAGAACAGCCTTGCCGTGTCCCGGATGTCCCGCGCTCAAGAAGCCGCCGACGACCTGGACCATCCCACTACCACGCCCGAACCATCACCCTCGCGCAAAAACCTGGAAGCAAGAGTATGGATTCTCACCGTCTGCACAAAGCTCATGTCCCGAATCACAGGCGAATTACTTCAGGGGAAACGACTCACTACACCGGACCGAACACTCCATTATGCGTGTATTGAGATGGTCCGAGTTTTGGAACATCAAACTGACAATTCTCTTACCACACAACGGATTTGGGATGCTTACGGGCGGTGGTTTCCAGAGGAGATTGTTACTCGGGCGCAATGGGATCGCGTGAGACCTTATGTCGCTCCAGCCGTGTTCAGGAGGGACGGGAGGAAGTGTGTCTATTGCGGGAGCGAGCGGGATATCACGGTGGATCATGTGGTGCCTATTGCGCGGGGTGGGTCTCATGAGATGGGGAATTTGGTGGCTTGCTGTGGGGCGTGTAATAGCTCCAAGGGTGATAAGACCGTCGAAGAATGGAAGCGTTAATGTCAGAGTTCGACGCAACGCAGATCATCAATACTCTGGAAACGCTCTTTGAACCCGGTTCTGTGGTCGAAATCCGGCTTCCGAAGACCGAGAAAAAGACCGTTCGGGGTTACTTCAACGATTTCCAGAAGGCGGCAGCAGCCATTCGGTCCTGGGACGGCCGGCACAATGTCTATCTCTCGCTCAACGAGGTCAATCCAGATCTCCTAGCACGTGCCGCGAACCGCTTAGAGCTATTCGCGGATACCTCAACGGGCGATACAGACATACGGCGGCGGCGATGGCTGTTCATCGACCTGGACCCGGAACGCCCTTCCAACATCTCATCCACTGATGCCGAGCACGCGGCCGCGAAGGAGCGGTCCTCGCAGATCGGCCGGTACCTGCGGGGTTTAGGCTGGCCCGAACCGATCGTATGCGATAGCGGCAACGGATGGCACCTGCTCTATTCCGTCAACCTGCCAAACGACGATGTGTCGAAAACGCTGATTGCGAGATGCCTTGAAGCCCTGGGACTGATGTTCAGCGACGACGCCGTAACGGTGGATCTCGCCGCCGCGACCGCCGCGCGCGGCACGAAGCTTTACGGGACGATGGCCTGCAAGGGAGATAGCACGCCAGACCGTCCACACCGCCGTTCGCGAATCGCGCACGTCCCGAAAGCCATCACGGCAGTTCCCCGTGACCTGCTACAGGCACTCGCAGACATTGTGCCTGAACCTGAACCGATTACGCGGCCCAACCGCTATTATGGTGGCGCTCCACGACCGGAATTCGATTTAGAAGAATGGATCTCGCGGCATGGGCTGCCGGTCAAGCGGGTGTGTGACTGGAAGGGTGGCCGGAAGTGGATCTTGAACCCGTGCCCATGGAGCGAGACGCACGCCGACAATGGAGCCTTTATCGCCCAGACATCCACGGGGATGATTGCGGCGGGGTGCCATCACGCGAGCTGCCAGGGCCATACGTGGCGCGACCTACGGCTGATGTATGAACCCGACGCCTACGATAAGCCCGAGTTTCAAGGAACGTTCCGCCCGTCCGACGGTCAACCTCTCGCAGCAATCCCTGCTCACGTCGCCGGGATGATGCCACCATCGCGGATTCAGGTGGTACGTCAACTCAATCAGGTCGAGCCTGTCGCAATAAGCGACGATTGGGACGAACCTCTTTCGCTGACGGAAGGTTCACTCCCTGATTTCCCGATTCAGGCTCTTCCAGATATTGTGCGCGACCATGTTGAGGAAGCGGCATCGTCCGTTCAGACGCCCGTGGACATGCAGGCCATGATGTCTCTGGCCTGTTTGTCCGCAGTCAATTCGCGACGGGCGAAAGTTCAGGTGGGAGGCGCGAGTCGCCTGCATGAAGAGACGCTGAACCTCTATATCGCGGTTGCCGCCGATCCAGGAACGCGCAAAAGCACGGCGCTCAAGACAGTGATGTTCCCGCTGCGGGCCTTGGAGCGCGAGATCGCACAGGAACTTGGCGCGGAATACAAATCGAAGCGCGATCGCTGGGATGCAGAAAACAAACGCCGTGAACATATGATGGCGTCGGCATCGAAAGCCGCTGACCCCGGCGAATCGTTGCGCTATTACCAGGCCGCTGACACGATTCTTGAGGATATCGGGATGAACCGGCCGCCCTCTTGTCCCCGGCTCATTGTCCAGGACATCTCCACGGAGAAGTTATCGAGCCTCCTTGCCGAGCAGGAGGACAACTGCCTCGCACTGATCAGCGCCGAAGGCGGCATCTTCTCGATCATCAAAGGCCAGTACTCCAGCAAGGGCGGCAGCGCTCCTTCGATGGACATCTACCTGAAAGCATGGTCGGGCGAAAGTCATGCGGTTGACCGGGTGGGCAGCGGCGAGACTGACCTGCCGTTCCCATTGCTCACCATGGGTCTGATGGTCCAGCCGGGCATTCTCCGGTCGCTTCTCGAAACAAAAACGATGAGCGACAACGGTTTTATTGACCGGTTCCTGTACTGCATCCCGAAAAGCCTTGTCGGGACGAGGATGTACCGGGACACTGGCGTTCACCTGACCGCGAACTACGGATACGACAAGCTCATCCGATCTCTGTTTGACCTGCCGAAGTCGGTGACGCCTGGTAATCCCGAGAGGCGCTTTACGATAACGTTCTCCCCGGAAGCCGTCGCGGTATTCGCCTATTTTAACAACGACGTGGAGGGTCGGCTTCGACCGGATCAAGATCTAGCAGGGATGCCGAGCTGGGTTTCTAAGCTGGCCGGGAACGTGGCGCGGATTGCTGGGAATCTGCACATGGTCACGTGCCTCGACACCGGCCGCCCGTGGGATACGCCCATTAGCGCCCTGACAATGGCGAATGCCTGCATCATCGGCGACTACCTGATTCCCCATGCCAAGGAAGCTTTCGGGGAAATGCGCTCCGATGATAACGCATCGCTCGCCAAGCGGCTGCTTGGATGGGCGCAGAGGCGAAAGCAGCCGCACTTCACAATGCGCGACTGCTGGAACGGCAACCGGTCCATCGGAAGCAAAGAGGCTGTAGACGCGGCGTTGCTTAAGCTCATCGACCATGGCTATCTGCGACTGGAGATGACGCCGCGCGATCCGGGCGTGCGGGGCGCGCCGCCAAAGCCGCGATTTGCCGTCAATCCAGCGGTATTGGCCCCGTAAGATGCCCTAATCGCCGTCCGTCCGAATTATGTAGTTTAGTGCAAATTACTGCAAAAAACCGAGACTACATAAATCGACCGAAAAATAAGATGGGGAATTGCCCGATTAATTCATTTGTCGAATTATGTAGTTTTTGTAGTCGCGTAGTCTAGACACTTTGAACAATATTGTAATCTATATTACTAAATATAGAGGCTTGGTTTTATATCATGAATGCTGAAGAATTAATAGCGAAGGCAAAAGCAGCCGGTTACACCGCGTCCACTCAGGAGAAAAACACCGGAAACGAGACTACAAAAACTACATTAATCGGCCAAAACAAAGCCCCGGAGGAACTCTACGCTCAGTCCGATGCCATTCAGCGGAAGCTCTCGAAGCAAACGGACTTCATCCGCTCGGGCAAGCAGCACGCCCGCCTCTCGCGCCGGGAATTGATCCAGGCCACCCGAAAGCTGCTGGATGATCTCGCGGCCGTCTCCGCACAGATCACGCCTGGGAACAAGCACGGTCATACCGACCTGCGGGACGGTGAATGCCCGTTTTCGCCCTATTGCCTGGATATATGGGCCAACGAGATCGACATGCTGGAGCGCGGCCACAACGCCACGCCGATTGACAAGAACGACCCGCCTGCTGGTGGTGCCATATCCGCACAGGGGGAACCCGAGACACCTGCGGCCGTTCAGCAATCTGCGCTGTTTTAACGGGAGTTTTCGCAATTATGGCAACCGAATCGATAACCGCAATCCCTAAAGCGGTCAAGAATCCGATCCCGGAACGATACCGGCTCACCGAAGAAGAGATGGTCGCGCAGTGCCGTGAGGCCGAACGACAGCTTCTGGACGCGGCAGCGGCTTTTCCTGCTGAAGCCGAGATGTATCACGATGCGATCCGACGGCTTTGGATTCGAATGGATGAGGCTCGGGAGAACCTGAAACTTCAAGCGGCTTTGATGCAAGAGGACATTTGCTGATGAGTACGCGCAGAACCATGGACCCTATGCGTCGCCGTGAAATCCTTCGCCCCATGGATCAACTTCCTGTCGGACCCAATGGGCGGCGATGCTGCCGGATGTGCGGCAAGGAGGTCACGCCGCCACGCCGTTGCTGGTGCAGTCAGGAGTGCGTGGACCGGTTCAGCATACTCACCGATCCCGGCTATGTGAGGGCCTTGTTATTCAAACGGGACAAGGGCGTCTGTGCGCTCTGTAGACTCGACACCGTGAAGGCGCATAAAGCATGGTCGAAACAGAAGGGCGAGATGCCTTACCAGGAGTGGCACGACGCCGGGAAGCAAATGGGCTTTATTAGGAGCAATTCCCGGAATGCTTGGGATGCCGACCATATCGTCCCGGTTTGCGAGGGCGGCGGGGAGTGTAGCCTGGAGAATTACCGGACCGTCTGCATTCCCTGCCACAAGGACGTTACGGCGGCGCTCGCGGCTCGCCGGGCCAAAAAGGAGTCTGCGTGATTCCTGAGACGTTCCGGTTTCATATGACGGGCTCGCCACGTAAGACCATTGAACAGCTTGACCGCCTTATGAAGCGATGGGATCAACTCCACTATTGGCACCGGGCAAGCGATGAACGCTGCTTCGTCGCGGATGTGCTTGATGACATCGCCTGGATAGATGCACAGCGCGTCACGGTGAAGATTTGGGTGGGAACCCGGCACGGACAAATCGACCGCCATGCCAGCATCGTGACCGTCACGGCATGGCCTGACCTCGGATAGACAAGGAGAGATAATTGAGCACTGAAGAGAAAGTTATTTCTGACGCGGAATTGCCGCTCAAACGAGAGGACAACGACGAACGCTGCCCCTGGTGCGGCGCACGCCAGGAAGACCTCTGGGAACGCGGCGATGACCTCGAATGCAGCTCGTGCGGCCGCGCATTCTCAAAAGAAACCGTCTGCAGCTATATCCTTCGTCCTGTTGAAACCGTGAAGTGTGATCGCTGCACGGATGGGAAGATGGCCGATGGTTCGCGGTGCTGTATCTGCTACGGCCAGGGAGTGCGAGAGAAAACCTGGCCGTACAACTCTCCGCTCGCAAAATCATGCCCGGAGTGTGATGGGACAGGCAGGGCTTGTTCCTTTAGGGGTAGCCCGTGCCGGACATATCACCCTTATGAGAAGTGTAGGAGATGTGAGGGGAGTGGGCGCGCAACACCGATCCGCAAAGTCGGGGATTGCGCGGAAGAGATCGAGGAGTCTGATGAAGCGGAGGAATCATCTGTTTCGGAAAGGGCGACATCATGACGGACCTTATTCACCGCGCTCTCATGGCGGTTGTCTCGGATGAAAAGCGGATCGCGGAGATTACGGCGAAGATGGCGGAAGCATCCGGTACGCGCCATCCCGCCTTTGCCGATATGAGCTATCTCCTGACGGTAGTGCATCGGCTCATGGCTGAGAACACCGAACTAAGGCGAATGAAGCCGGTTGCTGAAGCGGCGATAGCTCGCCACAAGAACAAGGGTCGCTACACGTCGGAGTCTCGCCTGGATAAAGCCGTCTCGGCCTACCTCGCCGCGTAGGAGGGCGGCACGAAGTGACGACAGAGTATCAAATTATCGAGACATGCGGCTGTGAGCGGTGCTTTGCCCACCGCCAGAATACTTTGCCCAAAGATGCACCATGGCAGGACCGATTTCTTGGACATGGATTCCGCTATGCCTGCGAGCTTTGCGGCAACAAGCGTTGTCCGCATCATACCGACCACACGCTCGAATGCACGCGGAGCAATGAGCCTGGGCAAAAAGGCAGCTCATGGGGGCATTACCCAATCGCAAAGGAGTGCGCGAAAGAGGCCACCAATTGACCACCACTTCTGCCGAAGAACTGCAACTCGAAGATGTTCTCCGCCGCAACGATGCGGCTCATAAAATGGTGTCCGATCTGTGCCACGGCCGCCGCGACTGGGTTATGAGCATTCCAGCCCGCGAAGACTACGATCCTGACCTCGTGATCGGTGCATCTCTCCGAGACATCCCCGAAGTACTGAGTGAACCACTTGAAGCATTGGACGCACTGGGGAAATACAGCGCAGAGCAGCGAACGGAAAGTGAAATGGAGCTTGCATTATGAGACTGGATAGTTTTGGCGAATGCCCTACAGTGACACCTTCGATGACCTACGAGAATTTCCGTAGCACCGTGTTGCAGGTTGGTCGGTTCTCATGTTTTGAGGCGACCGCGAATGACCGGTCAGCGGATTTCTATACCCGGCTTTGCCATGATCCAGAGGTCGAAACTACAACCTTGGGATATCCGTGGACTGCGGTGAAGCGCAAGGCACTCCCGAAAAACCCATAGACCATTTTCTGACACCGGGAAACCGAAATAAGACCAATAAATACCGATAAGGAACCAATTAAACCATGGCATACGCCGCAAAAATCATCGCTGATAGCATCAACCCGGCCGAAAATCGGCTGACGACGTTCGAGATAACATTCCCGCGAATCGTGCTCGCAGAGTTCAATACGCACCGCCTCTTCAGCCGCAACAGCGCGTCGTCGCGGGCCATCCCGGTGGCGAAGATGCTGGAGCGCGTTAAGATCGATCCATTCCTGCCCGTCTGGTGGGGCAAGAACCAGGGCGGTATGCAAGCAGCAGAAGAGCTTGACGAAGCAGACATGGCGCTGGCGAAGGAAGATTGGCTCACGGCTCGGGACCGTGCGGTGGAGTGCGCAGAATGCATGCTGAATCACCATGTCCACAAGCAGATCGCGAACCGCCTCCTGGAGCCGTTCCTGTGGCACACGGCCATCGTTTCCGCGACGGACTACGGCAATTTCTTCGCCCAGCGATGCGACCCGCTCGCCCAGCCGGAAATCCGCGTGATCGCCGAGATGATGCGCGATCTGTATTTCTCTGCCACTCCGAGGCGTCTTGAGGCCGGACAATGGCATTTGCCCTACATTGAGGCGTTGGACATCGAGTGGGCATATCGCGAGTTCGAAGGCCGTGCGCCAGCCGAGCGTATCAGAGAGATATCGGTGGCCCGGTGTGCTCGGGTGAGCTATTTGACGCACGATGGCAAGCGCGACCCATCCGGGGATTTGAGTTTGTTCCGGCGGCTGACGACCGGCGGGCATTGGAGTCCATTCGAGCACGCGGCAAAAGCACTCTCGATGCCGATTCAATCGGGCAACTTCGTCGGGTTCGCCCAGTTCCGCAAGGATTTCAAAGAGGAGATGCGCAGTTACAAGCCTGCGCAGGAGGCCAACCATGCAGCCTGAAACCAAAGTTAAACCGGAGGCCATTGACCACCCTTCTCATTACCGGGCCGAAAGCGGGATCGAAGTCATTGATGTGATCGAGGATATGGGACTCGGATGGGGGTTCTGTATCGGTAACGCGATCAAATACATCGCCCGCGCCGGTGAGAAGGTGCCGCAGGGCAAGACGAAAACCGAGGCGACCATCGAAGATCTCAAAAAGGCACTCTGGTACCTGAACCGGGCCAACAATGACCGTGGAGCGCGCGTTCTGGAATGCCCGATCATTGAGCTGAATGAGATTGCAGAGGCGTGGACGCTTACGGAGAAGCGATATGTGGCGATTCAGCAGATCGTCTACATGGCTATCGGCAACGGTGTGCGGCAATCCCTAAATGCCGCCATTACGGCCATTGAGGATGAGGTTACGGAACTCGAAAAGCAATGATCTGTCCTGCCTGTGGTGGCCGCAAAACCATCAGCAACAGCCTCGCACCATGTGGACAACTCCCATGCCTGTTGTGTGACGGACAGGGCGTGGTCACACAGGATAGGGCGCTGGGGTTCGAGGCCATCACAGGGGTGATGCCGGTTATGGCCGAGACGCCACGACAAACGACTTTCGATTTAAACGACTGGAAATAGATCGCGATAGGAGAAATCACATTGGCAAAAGTTTATCTAGCGGCTCGATATAGCCGCCGTGAGGAATTATGCGGATACCGCAAGGAACTGGAGGCACTCGGGTTCACCGTGACAAGCCGATGGCTCAATGGCAACCATCAGGTCGATGACAAGGGACTGAGCGAAGAGGGTTTGGCCGAGGAACGGGAGCGGTTCGCCGTTGAGGACTGGGACGACCTTTTCGAGGCCGATTACTGCATCTCGTTCACGGAGCCGCCACGGAGCGGCAATAGTCGCGGCGGCCGGCATGTCGAGTTCGGTGCGGCAATGGCTTGGAACATGACCTGCATAGTCGTGGGCCATCGTGAGAATGTCTTCCACTGCCTGCCGATGGTCCAGTTTGCCGAAACATGGCCCGAAGCGCTGAAAATCGCTTCCTCGTGGGTTTCCAGTGGTCCCCTGATTCAGGAGTGTGTCTGAAATGTTGACCCAAGAGAGAATTGACGAAATCAAGGCACGTGATGCGGCCGCAACACCCGGTCCATGGCAATGGCGATATTATGGCGGCAAAGAAGATCCTCAGTTGACCGCGCCTCACTCTGGACTGCTCTGTATCATGGACTTCGTGCGTCGGGGTATGCACGGTGCCGAACCCCGATTCGCTGAACGAACCAAGAATGACCGTGGCGGTATCATGCGGTCTTTCAGTGAGTGGTGGAAGCGGGACATGAATCACGCTTTGCTGCCGGACGCTTCATTCATCGCTCATTCCCGGCAGGATGTGACGGACTTGCTTGCGGAAGTGGAGCGCCTTCAGGGAGTGGTCAGCACGCAGCAAAAGGCCATTGAAGATATTCGTAGTAACTGATCTCCCGGCTAAAGCCAGGGAGGTTTGTCCCTAATTACATTGCTGTAATCGAGACCATAGGGCAAGTTACAATGCCCCGTGCCTGGATATTGATCGCCCCCACAAGGTCGGCGTTCATTTCCAGGCCACATTCTACGCAAAGGAATTCGCTTTGGCTGCGGCGGTTCTCTTTGGCGCAATGACCGCACGCAGGACAAATCCTGCTGGTGTTGCGCGGATCGACAACAATCAGTGGAATACCGGCAGCCTCGCACTTGTAGGTGAGAAACTGGCGCATCTGATTGAATGCCCAGGAGATCCGCTCGTAGCGGTGAGTCTTCCGTACCGTTACTCGGTCGCGAATGCCTTTCAGGTCTTCGATCGCGAGTGCCTTTTGCTCAACGAATGCCTTGCTCACAAGATGCTTCGAAATATTATGGTTGACCCATCGCTGATAACGAGACTCCTTTTGCCGGATACGCTTCAGGTGTCGCTTGGCCGACTTCGTACCGCACGACTGAAGCCCAGCACGAAGTTTCTGAAACCGTCGGCGACATTGTTTGACGGAATCGCCCGAGTGCATTTCCCCGTCACTATCGACCGCGAGATTGATAACTCCAAGGTCAACACCAATAACGCCAGTCGGGTCTATTGGCGGCGACGTGGGCAGATCGATAGTCACACAAAGCCAGAAAACGCCGTCGCGATAAATGAGGTCGGCCTGTCCTTTGGCTCTATCGATCCTTGCGGACTGATAAGCGCCATACCGTATCGGGACAATCTCTCGTCCGGCCAAGCACAGCAGCGAAACGTGTGTCAGCCCCTTAAAGCTCATAATGCGCTGATCGTAGACCATCGCGCCGTAGAGGTCGAACTGAACGTGAATGCGCCGGTCACGCTTGTAGGCTTCACAGGCTTTCGCAATCGCTCGGATCGCCATTTGAGACGAAAGGCCATAGGTGCCGCGAAGCTCGCCGTACACGATCTTTTGGAGCGCGATCTTGTTCGCAAGACGCTTCTCATAGGCAACATCGGCAACATACTGGCAGCCAATATTGAAAGCCTCCATCGTTTCCAGGAGCGATTTATACTGCTCGGGCGATGGTTCCAATTTCAGGACGATTACTTGCTTCATGTACACTGAATTATACCCTATTCAGAGTAGAATTAAAACAAGAAATACTCAATACAAGAAGGAAAGGACGGCATTCCTCCGGGCGCTGAAGCGAACGGGCTTCCATGCCGAAGAGTTTACTGTGAAATTATGAGAATACTCGCCATGAGTGATATTCATAGCCGGTTCGAAAAGTTCGACCCAGCAAAACTTCCCGCCGCTGATGTGATCGTAATCGCAGGAGACATCACCGAATTGGGGTGCAGGCGTCCATGGGAAATAGAACGGGCTACGTGGTGGATGCAGCAGTTGGGGCTATCCACCCCTGTTCTCTGGATACCTGGCAACCATGATTTCGGCCTGCACCCGCTTTCATTCCCTTGGACGGGAGCAAAGAGTATTGACCAGATGGCATCCCGTCCGCGCGAGGGCTGGCCGTCATTCTATGGGGTCAATATGTCGCCTTGTTATAACATGCCTCAGATCGCATCGATGTGGCGGGACATGACCACGCGCCCCGAAGTCGAACAAGCTGCCTTCGAAAGAATACCATTGGGTACGGATGTGATTGTTTCTCATTGTCCTCCCTTTGGGGTGCTGGATATGGCGGCCGATGGATCACATATTGGCAGTCAGGCGTTACTTGATAAGATCCATGAGATCAAGCCGAAATTGGTGATATGCGGGCATGTGCATGAGGCGGCGGGGAAGGCGCTTGTTGGGGGCACGTGGGTCTATAACGTTGCCTGCGGATGGGCCGTGATCGACACCGATAGGCTTAAGGGAGAGTAGGGATGGAAGCAAATCAGCAGCATGGGGAGGGTATGCCGGGTCAGTATCGCGATCCTCCGACCGTGATCCGGGAATGGCTGGATTATCTGCGATCAACCGACGCACGATGGCCGCATATCAGCGATGCCGAGGTTGCGCGCTTAACGGGCCTGTCAGACGATATTGTCCAGGTGTTCCGCTCCACCGACAGAGAGAACCTGGGCGGTGTAAGGCGCAGGCACCGAAAACGGCAGCGATAAACCGAGCAACCGGCCTTATCCGTAAATTGCGTATAGCGTGATGACCATAATGATTTACATCCAACCAGGGATGCAGTAAAATTTATTCAACCAGGCAATACCCGCGCTTCACCTGGAAATTGGAGCGCGGGCTTGTATGACAAGATTTGATGGTGTGCAGGTGGTCTAACACGAAGGGGTCGGCAATTTCCGAACCGGGGCGATTTCGAATAGTCCTGTAAATAGGATCAGCCCGGCCCTCTAGATCTTCAGTTTGTACACACGTATCGACCCGATACGTGTGTTGTGTGGTGGCTTGAAATGATGACATGGCAAGGTTGTTATGATGAAGGATTGGGTTTCGCTGAAGCCGCCATTGAGATGAATTGTTCAAAGGGTACCGCTGCGAAGCGCCTAAAAGAACTCAAAGAAATTGATGAGGCGCGAATAGCAGCATCCAAAGAGAGAATGGCGGCGGCCGAAGCCAAGTCAGCAAGGTTTCTGTCTCTGCAAGCCAGGAATCTCACGAGAACCCGCAAGATTGACGAAACCCGAGTTGATGTAGTTTCTCGTGAGGAAGCGCGCATCCGGCATCATGAGAGACGCACGCATTTGGGTTTCACGCCCCGTCCATATACGCCAGAAGAATGGCAGGCGCTCTGTGATAGGCACGATAACCGCTGTGCGCGGTGCGGATCTGATGAACCCTTGACAGTTGATCATATCATTCCGGTGTCCAAGGGCGGCTTGAACAACATTGAAAACATTCAGCCGTTATGCCGGTCGTGCAATTCGTCCAAAGGTGTAGATGACACAGACTATCGTAAGTAAAATTCGAATCTAGATTGGAGGCTCCGGGGGACCAAGCCTCGCGCTCAATGCGCCAACTCCCGTAAAAACCACGAACACCAAAAGGCGCTCCAATGCCCTGCGTGTCCGTGGTTTTTCTTATGTGTAAGCGTGCTGCCTTGGAGATGTTTATGCTGACGTGGGATGAATGCTACCGGCAAGGATTGAGCAAGCGGGAAGCCGCCTTTGAGATGAACTGCGACGCCAAGACCGCCAGCCGTGCGCTCAAGATGGCGGGCGAGAGAGTTCGCGAGTACGCCGCGATGAATGCGGCTCGGAACGCACGTGACCTTCACCGCATCGCCCATGCCGAAACCCGGCCCAAATCGGAACGATCTTCCTACCCTGTTCCTCTCCTGGAAATCTCGGACCTTAACCTGGGCGTCACCCGCTCTCCCGTGGGACCGCTCACCGACACCATGCGCAACAAAGCCGCCCAAGGGATTCCTTTTGCTGAAATCACCCCCAATTATGGGAATGAGCGTCACCCCAAGGATTCCCTTTCACGTGCCCAGAGTGAGTTTGATGCTACTGAACGGTACCGCGAGGCATGGAGCCGTATCGATGCTCGCGAGGCTGCGGCGGGCACCCCATGAAGACCATCACCTACACTTTTAGCCCTGGCGCTCCTGTAACAGCGATGGATCAGTTCGCCGCGGCAACCGTGGTGCATGGTTGGCAGGACCGTTCCCGCGTTGTCATCATGGGGTTTTGTGGCCGCGTCTCGGTTGTGGACACCGGCACCTCAAGACGCTATGCGCCGCCCCAGGAGCGCACTGGGAGGATGACGCGGCAAGGCTCGCTCTTCGATCTGGCCGCCGAAACCGAAGGGCTGTCCGAAGCGTACTGGACCGCATGAAAGCTTCTCGCGCCGCCTTTTCAGCCGCCGTTCGGAATGGCGCTCGCCCTCACCTTTAACACTTCGTCTCCGGCGTGTGACCCTTGGCCCGGTACAGGCCCTGCTGAGTTCCCGCGTGATGTTCCGCGAGACCGCCACTCAGCACACCACCCCCGCGCCGGAGACGATCAAAAGATAAGTTCTGGTCATCTCCATGTACGCACTCCTTTATGCGATCTTTATTGGTGGTGCAGTCTGGATGGTTTCTGTGTTGGGTGATGATGCCCTGAGTCCTGTGATGCTTGGGGTTGTTCTATTTACTGTGGTGTCGTGTGCGGCTGGTGGTGCGATGGCTCTCTGTTGCCAGGGTGTGGAGGAATGTGATGAGCTCTGAAGTCGTCTGCAGCAACCTGCCGGATTCATGGATCGCGGAGAACTCCCCGGTGGCCGAGTGTCACAAGCCTGTTCGGGAAGTGCGGTTTCTGCTGGATTATGTGTTTCCAGTGAAGCCGAAGGATTGTGACGACGAAACCATTGATGAATACCTCGAAGCTTGCGAGGAGGCTGCTGCTTGATGGCCCCAATCTTCTATGCTCACCGCTGCGAGATCGTCACGCCGTCCATTGTCTACCGGCTGGGCAACTGTACTATTGCGTTTCCTGTGGACGTGCGAGAGACGACTAAAGAAGATGCCTCCAAGCCTCGAAAGCCGCGTATTTGTGACCGATCGCAGGATTGGAAGCGGTCTGCTGGATTGTTCCGCACGAGAGTTTGTGTCATGACGGCGAGTGCCAGGGATCGCGGACAGTGGGCGGGACGGTATCGGCAGCGACGACGTGAAAAACGACACGCCAGGAGAGCGATATGACACCCCACTGGATAATCGCGCTGCACGATCCAAACGTCACATTTCTCCTGTTCGATGTTTTCTGCGCCGGGATTATGCTCGGCTTGTGGGCGCAGTACAAGATCGACGGAATTTTCTTGGAGCGTCATAGGAGTAAATCCGATGATTGAGCGGATACGGCGGCGTTGGCGGCAATTATTCCCGCGCCTCGGTTGGAGATGAGAGTTCCTTGAGGTACCGAGATGCATGCTGTACACCCCACGACTGGCTTTATGCAGGGTGCGCTCGTGGTCTGGGGCATTATCGTCGCCATCACCCTCATATGCGCGTTTCTGTTGTGGCTGCTGATCGTCACCGACGCTAACAGGCAAACCAAAGAGTACATCAAACGCCACGGTCAGCAATGAAAATCCATCCTCAAAGGATACCGACCGTCAATGACCATCGAAGACATCGCGAAGACCGCGCATGAAGTGAACCGGGCCTATTGCAGCGCCACGGGCGACGATACCCAGAAATCCTGGGAGGAAGCCGACCAGTGGCAACGCGATTCCGCCATCAAGGGTGTTCAGTTCGCCATCGACAACCCGGACCTCACGCCCGCCGACCAGCATGATGCCTGGACAGCCGACAAGATTGCGAACGGCTGGCGGTACGGAACCGTGAAGGATGCGGACGCAAAGAGGCATCCCTGCCTTGTGTCTTACGATGCGCTCCCCGAGTTCCAGCGAACCAAGGACTACCTGTTCCGCGCCGTCGTCAAGTCCCTAGTCCCGCTGATTGGATGAGGCGGGTAAGCCGGAATTGCAGAGGCAGACCATGGGCAACGGGTATCCGAGACACATCAAGAACCTCCGCGACCGTCAGCGCCAGATATCGCGCCAGTACGACAATCGCGAAGACCTTGAGGCGGAGATGCAGGAGCGACGGGAAGAACCCCGAGCCTGCACACTGCTTCAGGATTGTCCTTGCCGCTATTGCAAGCACGCCAGAGCGTTCGCTACAGCATCCCAACAACGCGAGAGATAGTCTCCGATGGACGATGAAGTGATAATCGCGGATGAGCCGGACGAAACCCCTGATTCCCGTGATTCCCAGGTTACCCGGCGATGTTTGATGGAGCAATCCGTCATCAAGCGTATCCAGGGTTTTGCGAACAGGCAGCAGAGACTTACCAAAGCGCGGATTGAACGGGGATACGTGCTTCCCGGAGAGCCACTGTTCGAAGTCTGGTAGAGGTGGTTGTCTACTATTCTTGAACGGAAAATGCTCGAAAACACGGCAAAACACCCCGCGTATGCTGGATAAGTAGTAGACACCGCGATGCCAACTGAGAAGCAAAAGCGCGAGGCTGTGCGAAGTCGTCCCTTCCCGCCCAAGGCACTATCCCGCCCGAATGGTGGCGATCTGTTCGTTCCTGCCATGGAAATCGGTGAGTGGGCGCTTGAGCATATCATCGCTCAGGACGGCGCGATCCATAACCCAATTCACAAGCACCTTCGGTTTGCCCAGGTCGGATGGCTATGGAGTTCTGTCCCGCACACAAAGAGCGGGATCACGATTGTCGGCATGTGCGAGCAACCGCGCTGCAACGGCAACAAATGGCTCAAGGCCCGGGTGGACTATCAGCTCACGCAGTTCTTCGGTCCCAAGAACCTGGACTTCCTTATCACGCTCTACGCGCCATATTTCGCCAGGGCTGACGACGGCACGTTCTGCTGTGCGGCCGAGCATGAAATGGCGCACGCCGGACAGGCGGTCGATGAGGACAATGTGCCGAAGTTCAGCAAGACCACGGGGCTTCCCCAGTTCGCCATGCGCGGGCATGACGTCGAAGTGTTCGTGTTCGAGTGGGAGCGGTATGGCGCGGGGAAATCCGCTGGCAAGAGCGCGGAGCTCGCGAAGTTCGCGAACACGGAGCCGACGATCGCACAGGCCAATATCGCCCGGGCGTGCGGCACCTGTTTGAGAGCATAAAACGGTCATGAGAGTGTAACGGTATGGCGCGGGGGAAAGCGACGAATGGAGAAGACGAGGGGGCAGTCCTGGGGGCACTCCTCGCCGGGCAGGGCGTCTCGGAAACCGCCAAGGCGTACAACCTGAGCGAGTCCACGGTGCGCAGCATCCGGGACCGGGCCAAGCGCGAAGGTAAGTTCGCGGAAGTTCGCGATAAAAAGGATGGGGGGATCACGGAGGGCAAAATCGTCCGGTACCTCCATGCCAGCCTTGACGCGCTCGCGGTTCAGGCCGAAGTCGCGAGCGATCCCGAGTACCTCAAGGGGTTCCCGCCCCAGCAGCTTGCGGTGCTCTACGGCGTGATGTCGGATAAGAGCATCCGGCTGATCGAGGCGCTTTCCTCGGCGGATGCGGCGGCAGGCAAGAGCCATGATTCTATCGACGCCGATCCGGCTTCCACGGATTGATACCCCCTCATTTCGTTTCGCCAAAGTCAGCGAGGAAGACAAAAAGAAGCTCGCCGCAAAACTGCAACGCGCTTCCCTGACGGCAGAAGAGCGAAAGCTTGCCATTGCTGCCCGTGCCTCCCTCGCTACGTTCTTCCGTGAAGGGTGGCATGTCCTGGAGCCGACCACGCCGCTGGTGTGGAACTGGCACATGGACGCGATCTGCGACCACGTGCAGGCGATGCTCGAAGACTGGATGGCCGTGCAGCGTGCCCGCATGAAGGGCTTGCCCGAACCCGAGCAGCGGTTCAAGAGTTTCGTGGTCAATATCCCGCCCGGTACGGCGAAGTCACGCATCGTCAGCGTCTACACAACGGCGTGGATGTGGTTGCATTGGCCTTCCTGGCGAGCCATCTTCACGTCCGGTTCGGAAAACCTCGTTCTTCGGGACTCGATGTATTGTCGGGAGTTGATCGAGTCGAGTTGGTATCAATCCTGGTTCGAACCCAAGTGGTCGATGGCTGCCGACCAGAATGCGAAGGGTTTCTACAAGAACACCGCAGGGGGTTTCCGGCTCGCGGCGACGTGTGGGGGAAAACTCACCGGAGATCGGGCTGATGCCTTCTTTGTCGATGACCCCAACGACGCTAAGGAAGTGCTCTCGGACGCCCTGCGGCAGTCCGTGAACGACTGGTGGGATCTGAAGGCTGGCAACCGCGTCAACGATATGATGTCGTCCCTGCGCATCGGCATCATGCAGCGCTTGCATGAGCGCGACTGGACCGGCCACGTTCTGCCCAAGCTCCCCGACCTCTACCACATGGTTCTTCCCATGGAGTACGAGATCTCCACGAGCTGTAAATGCCCCAGTTGCCAAGAAGGAAGATCCCCGTTAGGGTTCCGAGATCCACGTACCACTCCGGGCGAATTGCTTATGCCGGATCGGTTTCCGAAGTCGGTGTTGGAATCGGAGCGGCTGCGGCTTGGGACGGCGGGGTATGCGGGGCAGATGCAGCAGCGTCCGGCGCCGGCCGAAGGAACGATCCTCAAGGCGCGCTGGTGGCGTTTCTGGGTGCCCAAGGGTTTCCGCACGGAACCGTACCCCCTGCGCCTCGACAACGGCGATATCGTCTATTGCCCGGTCATCGAACTGCCGCCCTGGTTTGATGAGACCATTCAGTCATGGGATATGGCGTTCAAGGGCGCTGTCACAAGCGACTATGTGTGTGGGCAGGTCTGGGCGCGGCTCGCGGCTGACGCCTTTCTGCTTGATCAGGTCCATGACAAGCTGGATTTTACGGCAACTGAAGCCGCACTCCTTGCACTGTCCGCAAAATGGCCGCAGGCAACATCCAAGCTCGTTGAGGACAAGGCGAATGGTCCGGCCATTATCGCGTCGCTGAAAAGCCGCATCCCAGGGCTGACGCCCGTTGAACCCGACGGGGACAAGATTGCCAGGGCTCATGCCGTGACGCCCGTCATTGAGTCAGGCAATACGTACCTGCCGCACCCTGACATCTTCCCATGGGTGCATGGCTTCATCGGTGAATCGTCCGCATTCCCGGCTGGCGCGTATGACGATCAGGTGGACACGGCCACACAGGCTCTGCGCCGGCTGCTTGTCAAGGAGGGCGGCAACACCCGCGAAGCATTGCAAGAGGCTCAGCGTGTTACCGCGCAGCTTCCCCGCTCTCCTTACGGAACCTCGAAGGTCTGGTGACGTATGATCAAGTCAAAACCCGTCGCTAGGTCACTCCAGCCAGTCAGTAAGCCGATCGACGCCTTGACGGCATCCGCTTACGTGCGGGACCAGATGCCCGTCGTCCTGGAGACGCGGGACCGCTTCAAATCGCTGATGGCGGGCTATGACAGCATCTACGCCGCCTCGTTCCGGTTCGCGCAGTTCAACCTGGACCAGCTCATCAACCAGGTTGGTTTCGATAAGTTCGATGAGATGTTGACGATGGCGGCGTGCCGCGCCCCGTTCGACATCAAGCGCTACGCGATCCTCTCCGACGGCTGGGACATCGTGAGCGCCATCCGGGAACCTGAAGACCCCGATTTCGGTAAAGCGGACGAACTCGCGCAGTTCACGAAATATGTGCTGAAGAATATCCGCAACGACCAGACGGACTTCCCGCAGGACTTCCTCGCGGTGCTGTTCGAGCTGCTGCGGGGATGCTGGGACGGCTGCCACGTCTCTGAGATGACCTGGAAGCGCTTCAAGGGCGGCAAGTACAGCGGCAAGACGGGGCTGGAGTACATCGCCTCCAAGCCCGCGCAGGAGATCGGCTGGGATCTGGATCTGCGGACCATGGCCCCGATCAACGTGGATGCCTATTCGCCCCTCGAAGGCTACCAGAAGCCGCTGCCCGTCGAGAAGGTGCTGATCTACACCCACAACCCGAAGCGCGGATTGCCCTACGGGGATGGGGACGGCCGCTCGTGCTACAAGCACTGGTGGATACTCGACGGCATCCTGAAGTTCTGGACCATCGGCTGTGAACGCTTTGGAAGCCCATTCCTGGTGGTCAAATACCCTCTCGGCGATACCGTCGCGCTAGCTGCCGCGTCAGCCGCCATCGACTCGGTGCGCAGCGGATCTTCATTACTTCTCCCGGAAAACTGTGAATACGAGGTCGTCTCACTCGATGCAAAGGCGCTGGAGGGGTTCAAGATGGCGGCTGACTGGCACGTGCAGCAGATCGCAACCGCCGTGCTTGGCAACACTCTCACAACGGGCACGACCGGCGGGACGAACACCAACGCCCTCGGGAAGGTCCACGAGAATACGCAGCAGTTCGGCTTCGACTTCACACGCAAGATGGTCGAGGGTGTGCTGAGCAATCAGCTCGTGCGGCGACTCATCCGCTACAACTATGGTGACGACGCCCTTGATCTCTGCCCCATGGTGTCGCTCGGGAAGGCCCGCAAGAACCTGCTCGCGCTCGCCCAAGCGTTCGGGGAACTGGTCCAGATCGGGAACGTCGCCCCGACGGCGAAGCTGATCCGCGATGAGATGGACCTGCCGCCCATCAGCCCGGAAGAGCAGGAGATGCTCGACCAGGCGCAGCAGTATGCGGACCTCGTGAAGAAGACCCAGCAGATCGCCGGTCAGAAGCCGCAGAACGTCACGAGCAAGCCTGCATCCGGTGACGGCGACGCCACCGGCGACAACCCAACCCAAACGACCGACGGCGCACCCGGTAACAACGATTCCAAATAGCATTAATTTGACGCGATGCTATTCACGATCATTCGCGTGGCTGGCGCATTTTTCCAGCCTCAAACCATCCTGAAGGGGAATTCTCCATGCCACCGAAATCTGCAACTTCCGCACAGTCGGAACTCGATACCACGCAAGCCGAAGACCGTGACTATGACGCCCTCTTGGCCGAAAACGAGAGGCTCACCGAGCAGAACGACGCGATGGCCGCCAAACTCACGCGCCTCGAAGCGCTCGTTGAGAAGGCGCTGGCTGGCGGGGGTGCCGTTGCTTCATCCTCCACTGCCGTGAATGACGGGGTGGATCGCTTCGCCGTCGAATATGCGCTCTCGGAGGGCGTTCCGGTCGCGAACCTGCGCCTCGTGAACGTGATCCGCGAGGGCGGCACGCAGGCTCAAGCGTACCAGGGCACAAAGGAGAACCCCGGGTTCTCGCTTCCGGCGGGCGTCAGCCCTAGCCGCCTTGTCCGCGATCCGCACAAGCGGCGCAACCACTGGCTCGATCCGAACACGAACCAGACCTTTGTCTGCCCCGAAGGCTGGCAGCCCTCCTGGGGTGCTCTCGCCCCCATGGCGGCATAACAGTCCGCAGGTACAATGAGAGTGGTCAGGTGACGGAGGCGCTATGCGCTGCTCAGGTCTATCGTTGATATGCGGTGAATAGCCGCGCTTGATCGGCTAGACGGGCTGTGTGAGGCCGAAGACTCGATACGCAGACCGCCATGGGTTCGAATCCCATCCTGACCAACCTCCTCCTCTTTGCGATCTGAGGCTATCCCATGAGTAGCGTCACATTCCCGTTTCGCCAGAGCTTCCATTCCATCATTGCCGGGGCTGCGACCGGGGCGGGACTGGCGGCGAGCGTTTCCACAACCTGCGTGTCCTTCGGGCTTCAGGTGGAGCTTGGGCCGGTTGGAACGCCGCCCACCACAGCTGTTGTGACACTGGAAGGCTCCTGTGACGGCGGTACGAAATGGTTTACGCTCGGGACATGGACGCTGACCCCTCAAGCCAGCGGCGACATCGTCTTTGTGGTCGATAAGCCAGTCTCGCAGGTGCGTGCAAATTGCACATCGCTTTCAGGTGGCACGAACGGCACCGTGGATGCCTGGATCTCCGTAGGGTAATTCCTCGGGCGGTTTTGAATCAGTTGGCCCTGGGCAGCGGCGACGGCCGTGAGACGATACCCACCGTCTCATGCTCAGGGTCTTTGTGTTGTCTGGACGTAAAGGGGCAACACCAGTGGGAGCGCTCTGGGGAGGGCGCGAACGATGCCATCAGCAATCGAAGAAAGACGTATTAAGTGCTTTTACGTGACACAGGGGACGATACTGACCGCGCTTCAGGGCAAGGCGGCGGTTACGGTAGAGTTCCTTCCCGACGGTGCCGAATTCGTCGGCATGGAGTTCAATTTCCAGCGCCAGGCGTTCTGTGTCACGGTGTCGCATTCCACATTCCCGCTCCTGTCAGTCTATGCCAATATGGAGGAGCTTCGAGCGACCGTACGTGAGGTGGACCCAGCCGGTTGCCCCGTGGATCAATCGCCCGATTCGATTTACGTTTCCGTCCTTATCGTCGGTCCCAATGAAGTCGGATGGGAAACCAAGCCATACCGGTTCATGAAGGCCGATATGGAGGGGATGGAGTGGACCCAGAAGAATCTGGCCGAATGTATTTATCCGGTCATCGCACAGTTTTCCGGCACGAAGACGTGTGGGCGCGGCTTTGTCCAGGTGGAGTTTCAGTCGCCCTCCTTCTGCAACCCGGATGGTAGCAGGCAAGTTTTCTCGTATCGTTTCAGGGATCAATCGGATACCGGTGATATGCCGGTGTGGGACGCCGCGATCCTTTGCGCTGAACGGCTTATTGCGGACTTCGCGGAACTGAAACGCCATCAGAAAAGCGAGGCCGCAACATGCAAGCAGTAACAGCGCCTTGTGAAGCCACCACACCTCAAACCGAATGGGAGTGCCTTATCCCGCCGTCCGGCTTCCTTGCAATCGTAGGCTGCGGCAATCTCTGTCGCCAGCTATTGGAACATTTCCCGGACGGTATCCCAGGATATCCTATCGTCGCCTTCATGGATAACGATGGTGCGAAACACGACTTAGCCGTTGGTTACAATGGGCACGTCATCCATGCGCCTCATCATGATGGCTGGGTTCCCGCTTGTACCACCTACGTCATCCTCGTTCACCTCGGCGCGGAAGATGTGCGGCGGCAACTTATCGACCTTGGCGTCTCTCCTGACCGCATCGTGCATTGGTGGACGCTCTGGCAGCACTTCAACGCGCTGAAGCTGCCCGCATGGGCCGACGTCCCGCCGCATCCCGAGACCTGGCTTGATGCGTGGAGCGATGAAGCTTCGCGGCAGGTCGTGCGGGACGCCTACGGTTTCTTCAAAACCTACAGCGACCGGACGGCGACGTACAAGCCGCGCCCATCGTATTCGCTGCCAGAGGATATCTACTTCGACTTCACGCTGTACCGACCGCGCGAGGATGAGAGCTTTCTGGACTGCGGAGCCTATGACGGCGATACCATGCTGGAGTTCCGCAAGCGGTACGACATGTACCAGGCTAGCGTCTTCACCATCGAGGCCAACCCCGGAAACTTCGAGAAGCTGAACGCCATCCAGTCGAAATTGTTGCCGGAATGCCGACGGCGTTTGTGCGCTCTCGTCGGTGACCCGGCAGTCAAGTCCGTGCGGATCAATGGATCGGGAGTATCGGCACGAATTGACGACCAGGGTATTGAGGTTCCGGCGGCGATGATTGATGAGCTTTGCCGATACCACCTCACATCGCTCTGGAAGCTTGACATCGAAGGTGCCGAGCTCGAAGCGCTTCGGGGTGGAGTCGAAACAATCCGCCGTGACCGCCCCGTCATCGCCTGCTGCCTCTATCACCGCCCATCCGACCTGTGGACCATTCCAGCCTTTCTGGCAAGTGTCTGCGAGAACTACCGATTCTATGCCCGGTGCTATGAGGATATGGGGTGGGAGACGGTTCTGTACGCGGTCCCGATTGAGAGGTGTCTTTGATGGAGGACACCACTTTTTCGGACCCGTGGCGTGGCGGGAATATCGCGCTGCCCTGTGACAAGCCGCACCGATGGCGACCGGCGGCCCCTCCTTTGCGCTGGGGTACGTGCGTAGGGGCTTGGGGCGATTGCCTGATCGATTTCGGCGCGTTCCGGTCCATGATCGGCGAAGGCGGCATCCTCTGCTGGGCGCGAGATCCCATGATCCCTTGTTTCCTGAGACTTCAATCGGGGGTTCGGGAAGTCGTTCATGTGCAGCCTCGCGACGGGGCGGATTACTGGCGCGTGTGCCGGTATATCGCCGACACGCCGCTCGATCAGGACATGGAACCCACGAGGGAACTGCGGGCAAGAGCAGGGGTCACGGGGCATGTCCTGAATACCACCATGGGAGCCTCGCAGCCCTGGATGCGTCAGCGTGCGGTCCACCGGTGGAATGGAGCGCGCCTTCCTCAATCGGCGTGGAACTGGGCCACATCGGTTTCATCGCAAATTGATAATCGCTTCTTTGTGGTCAATCCGCTTTCGCTCAACAGCTCGCCCATCGAGGATCACTGGCCGCACTGGGAGCAAGCGCTGTCGTTCCTCGTAAATTACACGCCGTGGACGTATGTGCTTGTCGGGCAGGGCTGGGAACCAAAAGGCAGACATCCGAGAATTATTGATCTGGTGAACAGCGCCCCTAGCATGACGGCGGTGATGGCTCTCTCGGAACAAAGTTCTGGCGTCATCACGACGGCGAGCGGCCTGTCGCATTACTGCGCGGTCCAGAGCCTCCCGGCGTGCGTGCTCGGCAACAAGCCGCTTTCCTCGCCGGTGAGCTACTTCCGGCGCTGGTTGGAGGTTCCCAATATCGAACTCGTCATGTACGAGCAGGATTTGAGCGCCTTCATTCAGTCCGTGACAAGGATCGTGGCATGACCGATAAATATGACTCCACCATCACACTTATTGAAGTGAGCGATGCAGAGATCTTGGTGCTGGGCGTTAAGGAACCATCTTTGATCGCACGTATTCTTGACGAGCGAGCCGGATGCCCAACTCGCATTCTGGACGAAGTATATAACCCGCACACGAGAATCACGTCTTTTACCGTTGCAAGAATTGGCGATTCCAAGCCTCAAAATCGTTTGCCGGATGAGCAGGCAGAGCGCGGCACCCTGAGAGAAAGCTTCGCGCAGGATGCCAAACCGCTCTTTTTGACATGCGGTCTGTCCGGTGAGTTCGCGGGGATGGTGCGGGACCATGAAGCGCGGCACCGCGAGTACTGTGACCGGCAGGGGTACGAATACCTCGCGGCTGATCCCGGCGAGAACCATTCCCCGAAATGGTTCCGAATCGACTTGATTCTGGAGGCCATGCGAAGCGGTCGGTACACGCATATCTTCTGGATCGACGCCGACTCATTCGTGGCGGATCTCTCGGTGGATCTGAGAACGGCACTTCCGACGCATGCGTGGCTCGGGATGCGGATTATCGGGTTCTGCCCTTGGGCAGGCGATGTCTTCCACTGGCAGACTGGCTGCTTCTATGTGCGCGTCACACCGGACAGCCTGCGCTATTTCGAGCACGTGCGGGCCATGGAACACGAAGGGTCTCCCGATGACCAGGACGCCATGATGCGGCTATTACTGGATGAGCCTGATTATCAAGCGGGGCTTGTGACGCTCCGGTATCCCTGGAACTACTGCGGGCATTGCGATCCGCATGACCGAAAGCCCATCGTCTGCGGATTCCATGGCTACCTGCCGCCCGCGCTCCGCCGTCTCCGAATGCAAGACGTCGCCGCCCAGTATCCCTATTGAGGAATGATCATGCCAAAGTCAGGTCCATTGCGGTGCTGTGTCGGCGTAATTGAGCAAAAAGCGACATCACCCGAGAGTGAGACAAGTACGCACCAGTACCAGTATTTCAAGCCCAGTGTGATCGGGTCGTATGTGTCCGGTGCGGAAGGTTTCTTCGCCATACCGGATACCGATACATGGCACTGGGAGGAGTCTCAACCGTTCGACAGCCTGAAGGCGGCTAAGCGCGGCTACATGGCCCGCTATGGCCGTGAAGCTTCGGAGATGCATCTGAGCACGGAGAATGCCAGGGCGCTGGCCACGCACGCGGAGTACCAAGAGGTTTCGCGGTTCTGCTCACCCGACGGCCGCACTCCCTCCGGCTTGATACACGCGATCCGTGGTCTCAAGGTCTTTGAGGAAGGAGAGACGCAGTGAGCTATCCATTCCTTGAATTGAACGGACATCGTGTCTACTGCGGCGGTTGCCGGTATCAGCACGACCAGTCACGACTCGAAGGCGGCGAGTTCGACAGCCCCATCGTCAACACCTACTACTGCTCGCATTGCTTCAGTATTTACGGAGTGTGTACCTACTGCGGGGTCTATGTCCCGGACGGCATCCACTGCCCGAACCTGGGCGACGAAGGACACCCCGAATTGCCACCCGTCGATCTCGATGAGGAACCCGTCAGTCTGCCTGAGAGCGTGGACGATCCGGCAATCCCGACCGAATCCACTCCCGCACAGCCTCTTCAAGTTCAAGAGCATTCAGCGCCGGATGAATCATCGGACGGATTGGACTTGGACCAAACTGCGGAAGCTGAGACTTTGCCTGTTCAAACCGATTGACGGTTTCCTCGGGCGCGTCTTCACGCAGAAGCATGCGCTGTAGATATTCGACGTCCTCGCGCGATTCCGCCATTGAGAGCATGTCACCGACGGGATCGCATTTTGCCCCCGCGAAATCGGACCATGTGATTTGCTTTTCCATGCTTGATTGTATCACCCCATGAGCATCTCGTGGACCACGTGATTAATGGCTTCCAGGTATCGATCACTGATAAGGCTACGGTCGTTTGTCCAGAACCCAACAGCGGCCCGCCAGTACTCGCTTTCTTGCCAGTTTGCCGGGACGTAGAGATGAGGTTCGGGCTTCGGTGTTCCCCACTCACGGATCATCTTGGCCCGTACGGCAGTGAGGTCTTCAGTGGAGAGTGCGCGGCTGCCGACTTGATTCCACGGCTGTGACAATGTGTTCAAGCCGGTGATTTCGTTGCGATCATTCATATAATTTCGCCCCATTTCGCAATACTGCATCTATTGTACTACCCGATAGCGCCTCCGAGGGCGCTTTTTTGTTGCCATGTCCAATTACGTCCACATCGACTTCAAGCCACCGAAAGCCGTGCAGGACGCATGCCGAACGGGGGCCGGGATGGTGGATGCGGGGCATGGCGGCGACGGCCTGGAAGCCGGAACCATCGCATGGGCGCACCGAATCGCCGCAGGAGGAACGGTCAGCCCTGACAAGGCACGCAAGGCGCATCGGTTCTGGCTCCGCAATCGCCGGTTCCTCGATCTGCCCCATGACAGCCCCGGCTACGTGTCGGCCCTGCTCTGGGGTGGGCAAGCTGGCCGCGCCTGGTTCGCCAGACTCTGGAGCCAGATGCTCGAAGCGGATCATCCGGGGCAGTTCAGCGCCGATTCCTCCGCGCCTGACGGGTGGACATGGCGGCCGCACTGGATGAGCGCGAACCTGCACCATGGGTTGATTCTGCTCTGGCTGTTGCTCTACGGGGCCGTGACATCCGCCGAGAGTTCGGAGATCACCGAAGCCATCGACGGTATCGAAAAGAACGCCCAGGAAGCCTACCAGGAAGGATTTACCGCCGCAGCACCCGTGGGATCTGCTTCATCGCCAGAAGACGCAACAAAGCCATTTGTAGACACTCAGGCTGACGCACTACGCTTATTCGCCAATGCCGCTCATATCTCGCGCGAGAATGCGGACGCTAATTCGGCTGCGGAGCAGGGATCAGATCAAACTTCTCAGTCGCAACCCTCTCCACTTTCGGATGATACGGTTCGGCGGCGTGTGACGCTGTATTGCAACGCGATTCTGTCGCAGTACTGGGCGGGATTGGTCGCGGGCGCGGTGGAGAGTGGGCAGTCCATCATCTGGCGGATCGGGGCGACGAAGGAATCCTGCCGCGACTGCCTGGAGATGGCGTCTCTTGGCCCGATGCCGGCCGAGGACTTCGCGGCCACCGGACTCTACCCGCAGAGCTTCGATCTCGCGTGCCACGGCTTTCGCTGCCAGTGCTTCCTGGAAGTTGCCCCCGATGATTCTGAAAAAGCATCTTTCACGGATCTGGGGTCGCTTCACATCGACAAGCCGACGGGCGAGGAGAAACCCCATCGGTACTCGTTCGCCTGCACGAACTGCCGACACGAATTTGAAACAGAAGACAACGTTCGAGGGCGTTACAATGTCTGCCCGAAATGTGGAGCGATGGCCGCACGGCTCGGGGCGAGCGACTTCCGGCACACCTTCGCGTCCACGCAGATCGACCTTCCGCCCGCTCTCGCGGATCTCGTGACGGGGTTTGCGGCATCCATCCCCGATGCTGACATGGGCGAGGATGGCCGCGAGGACACGCCGCACTGCACGGTCTGCTACGGACTCCATACGTTCGATCCGCATGCCGTGGCGGCGGCTGTGAAGGATCATGGGCCAGTCACGCTGCGGTTCGGTCCCACGAGCGTGTTCGAGGGTAAGGACGGGCGCGATGATGTCGTGAAGTTTGATGTCCACAGCCCGGACCTGCACGCGCTCCACCAGAAGATCCGAAGCGGCTGCGACACCACGGTCACGTTCCCGGATTACCGCCCGCATGTGACGGTGGCCTACGTGAAGGCTGGCCAGGGCGCGAAGTTCGCCGGAAACGATTCCCTGATCGGCACGGAGCATTCCGTGGACGAGATCACCTTCTCGGACGCGCGCGGGCGGCGCTTCGTGATCCCATTGAAAGGAGACGCCATGCCACAGCCAGCCCATGTTCACTTCAAGGTGGGCGATATTTCGCTTCCCATCGCGCCGCGCGATCATCCCTGGGACGCCGGGGCGGCGGCAAAGCGCGTCCGGGACCACACGGGCTCCGACAAGGAGCCGACAGGCAACTTCGGCAAGGCGTTCCTTGCCTGCGCGGGCGACCCCAAGCTCTTCACCAGCTACAAGCTGCCGATTGCCGATATCGTGGGCGGGAAGCTCACGATCATCCCGCACGGGGCCTTCAACGCCGCCGCCCGCCTGAAGCAGACCGATCTCCCGGCGGCGTCCCGGAAATCCGCCGAAGAGGACCTTGAGAAGATCTACAAGCGCATGGCGGATCAGTTCCATGATCCCGAGATCGTCGCGCCGTGGCTGCCGGACGATGACGGAGACGACGATTCGGCGGTGATGCCGAAAGGCTACACCGGAAAGAGGAAGGCCAAGATGGCGGCATTCAGCCTCACTGCAAATCAAGGAAGCCGGTTCGAGGACGGCGATTACGTCTACTATCCGAACTCCTTCCTGTTCGAAGTCGGTGATTATCCCGATAAGAAGTTCTCGCTGAACACGGCCGAGATGAACCAGGCCGTTCAGGACTTCGCGCCGGTGCCGATCGACCTGGAGCATGTCCCCACGATGCTCGACGGGAAGCTGGGCGACGTCATCGACGCCCGGACCGATGGCAAGAAGCTCTTCGGCACCGTCAAGATCCCGAAGTGGCTGGACAGCCAGCTCCCCGAGGACAAGCCCGTCTCGTGCGAATGGGACCGGACCTCGAAGAAGCTCACGGGGCTCGCCCTCGTTGAGCATCCGCGCATCACCGGGGCCGCGCTCATGGCGGCCTTCAACGCCGCCGAGGCGGCCGGGTTCAAATCCGGGCAGTCCGGCGGTCCACCCACGACTCAAGGGAAGGTCCTTATGGGCGACACCAGCGGCTACTACAGCAATCCGCACCAGGTCGTACACGACTTCGCGTGCAGCCAGGGGGCGCACTGCCCCGGAAAATCGATGTTCGGTACGCCCCGGGAAGTCGAGGGGCGGGCCGACTTCATCACTCCCGAACTCTTGCGGGAGATCCAGAAGCATCACGATAACGCGGCCAAAATGGGCGCGGACTGCGATGCGTACATGAGCAAACTCGCCATTGGGCACCCGCTCGCTCATCAAGCTTCGATGACGAGCCTGCCCGCGATGATGTCGGCCGACAGGTCCGGCAAGGAGAAAAAAATGAATGTGTGGCAGACAATCGCCGCAAAGTTCAAGAAGCTGCCGGACGACGCGACGGAAGAGCAGGTCGTAGCCGTCTTCGCGGAAGCGACCAAGGAAGCCGATGCAGGGGCGACCACGACCGGTGGTGGTCTCAGTGAGGCCGACAAGGCCGAGTTCAGTTCACTGAAAGTCGAACTCGCAAAACTTCGGGAAGAGAATGTCGCGCTCAAAACCGACTTTTCCGCCGAGCAGACGAAGCAGGCCGAGCAGGCGAAAGCGGCGCATTTCGCGCAGAACAGCGCCTGGATCAAGTCCATGGCGGATGAGTTCCGCATCACCTCGCACGAGGCGGAATCGCTGACGAAGAAGCTTGGGGAAGTGGAACCGGCGTTCTTCGACGCCCACATCCGGCCTCTGTACCAGGACCGGGAGCCCATCGCGGCGCTCGTGGGCTTCCAGTCCACACGAGTTCCGCGCGGCACCCAAAACGGTGCCGATGACGCGGAGATCATCACCTTCGCGCGGGACCGCGCCAAGAAGGACAACATCACGTTCGGTAAGGCGCTCGAAATCGTTTCGCGCGAGCATCCCGATAAGGCGGCGGCGTACCGCGCCAGCGCGCCGGTGGCAGGAGGAAAATAATGGCCTATCAGCATACCGGCCGACGCCGGACATTCACGGTTGACGGAGCGCCCACCACGCCCGTCGGCGCGAACCTGATCGTCATCGTTTCGACGGTGAACCAGGGAGCCGTGGCGCTCTCGACCGCGAACGCCCAGCCGTTCGCCGGTGTCACCGGCGAACCCTCGGACTCGGACGGCAACGTCGCGGTCCAGATCGATGATATCTGCCAGATCATCGCGGGCGCAACCATCACGGCAGGCCAGCAAGTCGCCTCGAACGCCATCGGGCAGGCTGTCCCGATCGTGCCCAATACCACGGGGGCGATCGTGGCCCAGGTGGTCGGGACGGCGGTGACGAACGCCACGTCGGGCAATCTGGTGGACGTACTGATCAACCCGGAACTGACCCGGCTGTAAAAGGAGGGCATGATGCCTGCGCTGACAAGTCTCCACATCGATCGCGCTCTCACCGAGGTCTCGATCGCCTACATGAACGACTCCCTGATTGCGGATGTCGTGGCCCCGCCGCTGCCGGTGGACGTGCGCTCCAACAAGTACTTCGTGTACGACCGGGCGACGTTCCTCTCGACCAGCGGACTGGACGCCAATAACCGGCCCCGGTCCATCCGGCGGCCAAAAACCGAAGCGGCCGAGATCGACTTCACGCTCTCCACGGACTCCTACTACACGGAGGAGTTCGCCCTGCGCGATCTCGTGACGGACGCGGAAATCGCCATCGCGGACAGCCCGCTGCAGCCCGACATCGACGCCACCTATCTCGTGACCGAGCGCATCAAACTCGACTACGAGAAGTTCACGGCGACCATCGTCGGGACGCGCTCCGGGTATGCGAGCGGCTACACGGCCCAGCTCACCACCGGCAGCACGGGAACCTCCTGGCTCTCGTACGCCTCCGCGAACTCCCATCCGTTCTCGAACATCCGGGACGGGCGCATCGCGGTCCGCAAGGGTGTCTACCGGGAAGCGAACTACATTCTGCTCACCCTGGACAGCGCCCTCACGCTCGCCGACCACCCGGACTACAAGGACCTGTATAAGTTCACCAACCCGGAGGGACTGAGCGAAAGCGGTCTGGTGCGCAACCTTCGCGGCTGTACGGTCCTGGAAGGGAACCAGCAGTACAACACGGCGGCGGAAGGCGCGGCCGTGACGACGAACAACATGTGGGTGGACGACCAGGGGCAGGCGCTCGCGGTCGTGTTCTACCGCAGCGTCGGCGTCGGCCCGCGCACCGTCCACGGCTTCCGCACCTTCGAGGCTCCGGACGACACCACGGGCGTGCGCGGCTTCCAGGTGCGCCGGTACCGCAACGAGGACCGCAAGGGCCAGTTCATCGAGGCATCTTGCATGAGGACTGCCAAGGCCGTCGCGGTCGATGCCCCGTCCACCGGCAAGATCGTCGGTGCTTACCTGATCAGCGGAACCTCCATCTAAGTTCCATTGGACTAGGAACTCCGTGCTTCACTAGGGAGGCTGTGTGGCGATTGCTGCGTCAGCCTCCCTGATACTTTGACCAGTTGAAATCTCTGCTCGCGAGGCCATGTATGTTCGAGACAAAAGAGACCGTCAAGGGTTACTGCATCATCGTCTGGTACAAAACGGGCGATGACACCCCGATCCCGCTGATGGTGGACGGAAAACTCGTGGTCTGCGACCATCTGGTGATCGCGCAGGACATCTGTTCTGTGCTCTGCGGCGATGACCGCTGGATGATCGCGCAGGGGGACGACAAGGCGTTCTACATGCCGATTATGCCGGACCGGATCAGCCGCGCGGAGATCTACCAGCCTTACGATCCCTATAACGTACCCGTCGGCTTTTTCCCCGGCATCCATTCCGAGATGAAGCACGATCCCAAGCACACGCTCTGGCGGTACCACATCTCCAGTTGGCACGCATTCTTCGATGCCGGACAGTTCCGCACCCGGGGCGGCAACATCGAGAACCTTGCGACCGGCCGGCAGACGCCGACGATCCAGGACACCACGAAGGTAACGGTCATTCCTGGCGTTGCCGAATCCCGGACCGGATAGGAGGCGCGCGATGACTGCCATCTACACCTACGATTTGACCACGACCACTGGACAGACCCGTCTCCATCTCGCCGATACCGACGTGGACGACCTGACGGATGACGGGCAAAACACCGCGACGTTCACCGATGCCGAGATTCAGTATTTCCTCGGGATCGCGGGCAACACGCCGATGCTGGCGGCGGCGATGGGTCTGGAGGCACTGGCTTCCGATGCCGTGCGGCTGGCGCTCATCGTGAAGACCCAGAGCCTTGGCGTCACGACCTCCGAACTCGCGGCCCAGTACCGCGCCCAGGCGTCCGATTTGCGGTCGAAGTGCCCCTATCAGCCGGTCATAAACCCGCCGGATCAGATGTTCACCCCTGCGACCGGCAACGGCAACAACCCCGGCAACATGACCGTGTGGTAGTGATTTGCGAGGCTATCCATGAGGCAGCGAGGGGCGAGTACGCGCGGGATCGGATTCGCGGACATTATTGCGAACACCGTGAAGCAGTATGGGGAACAAGTCACCCTCCCGGACGGGACCGTCGCGTATGCGAACGTCACGGCTGTCGGGATCACGAGCGTGCCGCCATGGGTTCCCGAAGGGCTTGTCAATGCGGCGAACGCAGACCCGATTATCGTGGATGTGCCGCCCAGTTTTCTCAAGGCGGTTCCGGTGGAGAACCAGACGCTGACGAGGCAGGGCACAGTCTATATAATCGCCCGTACTTACCGGGAGATGATCCAGAACCAGGGGGCCATGCAGCGGATGTGCTGCTATCGCGAGCCTCAGTCCGCAACCGCGACGGCCAACCCGGACGGAACGCGCCCCAGTTTCCGGCCACCCGATATTCCCCAGACATAGGAGCGAGAGCATGGACCTTACAAAACAGTGCGCGAACTGCGGATACAACCACAACGGCTCCGCAATGCCCTCGCGAACAAACGTGGTCGGCCCCGACGGACGGGAGGTCACGCCCGAATATGCCCCCGAGGTGAAGTCCACGGGCGAATGCCCCCGGTGCCGCTTCCCGATCGGCTACCCACGCCAACCCCTCACCGATCCAAATGGCAACCGTCTCGACCACTCAGAGCTTAAAACACTTGAGCAAATTGAGGCAGAGAGTGGAATTGTTGTGACCAAACCATCTGTGCAGCAAGCATCCGAGATTCCACTGCCGGAAGCGCCACAACCCAAGCCACCGGACACCCCCGAAGACAATCCGGTCACCATCGAGGCAAATCCCTTACCGGAGTAGTGTATGCCTGCTCAATCGGTTGTGTTCTCGATCTATGCGACGCCGGACCTGATCCCGGAGGGCGATCTCGGGCCGCTCTGTGAATTCCTGGGGGAGGACTTCTCGCCGATCCTGGATCTCATGGGGCTTGACATGGCCCAGTGGCAGCAGCGCAACTTCGAGGACAAAGGGCAGACCTTCGGCGTGCCCTGGGCAGCCGTGACACCCAAAACGCAGCGGGAGAAAGACCGTCTCGGGTTCGGGGACGAAACCCTCGTGCGGACCGGGCGACTGGCCTCCGAGGTGGGCGAGACGATCCTGCTCACCGCGA